CACGGATCTCCTCCTGCTCCTTCTTCTTCTGGAAACGACTATTTGCCTCCTCGGTCATGGGCGTCTCCGAGGAAGGATTCGCTCGGATCGTGAGCTTCTTGAGCAGGTCCGGCGTCACATGCGTCGGGACGTTGTCATCAATGCTCATCTCATTGGTCTCCGGATCCCAGTCCAGAATGTATTTGATCTGATACGGTGTGCCCTCCTTCTTCCTAGATCCAAGCAGGGTCCAGTTGGACGTGTGCGTCAGTGGAGAGGGATCGTAGACCTTCTCCCACTTGTCGGAAAGCGGAAGCTCCGGGAAGAACTCAGGCATACGCTTGAGCAGAACCCTACGAATCTCCTCCTCCACAAAATGATTGGTCTTGAGGTCAGGAATCACGACGTGAATACCCGACTTTGAATAGTCGGGCTTGTTCTTTGCCGGATCTGCAGAATAGTATGTCGGCTCCGGCTTCTCGGAGACATAGATCTCTACACTCTCGGGAACAATCAGAAACTTCTTGACCTCGGTCATGAACGCCTTCATGAAGTTGACCACCTGATCCTGAGTGTGAAGGTGATCCTCTAGCTTGCCGGCATACTTGAAATCCAGATCAATACGCATCGGACCAATCGTGGTGCTCTTCTCGGTCAGATTCAGCTGTCCGTGATTGCGGAGGTAGTCGCAATAGAGACGATAGAACTCATCCATATCATCTTCTGCAATACGCCAAGAACCCGAGGTTCCCTCCATGCCGTTGTGGGTGTCCAATCCACTGCCCTTTTCGGACTTACGAGACTTCTTATCTAAATCGGTGTCCTTCCCCGTGCCATTGAGGAAATCGGAAAGCTTTGACTTAAGCATCCTGTGATAAATAGAGCCGATTACTTTGTGGCGAACTTTCCATTTTGAACGCGGACACTCCGTATAAAAAATGGAAGTCCTTAAAGACAAGGAGACCTAACCACACAATGAAGTTCTGCACTCAATGCGATAATATGATGTATAGCATCGAAGAGCGAGATGGGTCAGCCTTTCTCAAGTGCCGGCAATGTCCTTATGAGGAGCAGATTACGCGAGACAAGCCAGTGGTCTACGATCACGACCTCCTGCAGGATACCTCAATTCAGTATTCAATCAATCCGTATCTCAAGCACGACCCGACACTGCCTCGGTTCGCAAACATGAAGTGTCCGAACATTACGTGCCCTACAAAGGGTAAGGAGTCCAACATTGTAGGCATCAAGTTGGATGCCAAAAATGTTGTGTGGATGTATCAGTGTGCAGTGTGTGATGCTACGTGGAAGCAGTCGGCCAGAGGGCCTTAACCAGTCACCTTCGTATCTACGCGAGCGAGTTGACGCATAGGTGAATAAACACCATCCCACTTTGCAGCGGTCTTTGGAAGACCACCGGCCTGCTGCGTCTTTCCGGAACTCAGTGTTCCGGACTGAGTCGTAGTAGACAAACTTTTTGGCTTGTTTACGTATCCAACTCCTGTGAACGGACGAATGCGAGCATTTCCAGAAATCACAGTGCGGGAGACCAATACAGTTAGCTGTTCAAAATATCCAGTTTGACCCGTGATTGAAACAGCATCGGCAGAGTCTGAAACAACAAAGCTAGTTGAACTCGGTACGGTTGGAATTGTAAATGCTGTAAGGTTGAATGCAGCCGTTGCCAAGCCCGATACAGTGTAGGTTGAGTTTGCAAGATTAGCGATAATCATGTGTGGAGTTGCAGTCGTATAGTATACACGCCCATTGATTCGTCCGACAATGGATCCTGTGATAGGGTTTGTTGCACCAGGTGTTACAGCATTCGTCACGGCAAACTGAGTTGCTGTCAACCCTGCGCTCAGCACCGTCTGGTTGGAAAGGTTTGCCCATGTTTCTCCGCCAGCTACAAATCCAGAGATTGTAATTACGTTTCCAGCAACCAACCCATGCGCTTGAGAAGTCGTGTAGGTGACTGTACCGGCGGCGGCAGATGCACCCGAGACAATCCTAGACGATACGGCCGTAATCGCAGGAAGCACGGTCTTCACAGTTGCCGGAGATGCAGCCACGTATGAAGCCTGACTTGCGAGCAGTTGGGCGTTCAGTATAGACTGTAGGGGGACGACTTGATCACTCGTCTGAATCTTCGTGGGGATCGCACCGTTGCGATACGACTGCGCAGCCGCCTGCATCTTAATAAAGCTAGTGTAGTCGGACGCCGATAGAGTAGGCATTTGTGATTAGATAAGGAAAATACGTCCACCCCTAAATGCGGGGGACTTCCACGCAGGAACAGCAAGGACGCTTCCCCTTCCAGTGAACTCGGCCTTAGCAAGCGGTCCAATATCGTATTTCACGGGTGCTACAAATGTCCGTGACTTTTTCTCCGGGTCAGTCACGTAGGTTGCAGCAACACGTGCAAGTCGTGTAACATCTGACGGCTGGGCAGGTATGATCGGCATTTGTGTATTCGCGAGAATAGAAGGAGCTGTGCGAGATAAAACGGATAAAAGAACTTCAACACAAGAGTAAGTATGGATCTCCACCCCGAAGTCAAGCCTGTATTCCGCAAGGAGGTGGCAGAGATGGTTAAGCAACCGAGGATTACACAGCCGTTCTTTACAAAATATGAGTATACCGCCCTGATTGCCACGCGCGCTCAACAGCTTGCCGAGGGTGCAAAGCCGTTAGTGGATCTTAAGGGACTCAAGACATCCGACCCCATGTTTCTATGGACGGTTGCCAAGATGGAAATTGCGCAGAGGAAGTTGCCGTATATTATTCGGCGTCAGCTTCCCAACAACACCTCGGAGTTTTGGAGCGTGCAGGAGATGGAGATTATGTGGTAAAATGGAATTACCTTTCGATAAGTGTTAGACAGTAAGCAAGATGTCAGCAGTTCAAGATACAATTAAGGTTGCAGAGGATATGACTAAGAGTGTAGAGGATACGATTAAGGGTATTCTCTTTCAACTCAATGAGGCAAAGATGCAGGATCAGAGAAGGATCGCTCGTGAGACCGCACCACTTCGCGATGAGATCCGCAGATTGCAGTATCGGATCGATACACTGTTAGCCGAAAATCAGAATCTTCGCGCTACTCATCGAACTGTCAATAGTCTCACTACTTTACCGCGATAGCAACCACCAAAGCTAACAACATATAAATCAACCCTTCATTCCACCCATGAGCGGGACTAAAGAAGGAAAGACCAAACATATCGGCAAATCCTCCACCTGTCGTGTGAAGCAACGCAATGGTCACAATGATAATAAGTAACCACTTTTTGAATGTGCTCATTACTTATTCACCAGACAACTTCGCAAGGTCCTCGGCTGACGGCGGGAACAGGAGGAGGGGCGGAACTTCCTGGGGAGGATTGAGCATCTGAGGGGGATCGTGCGTCAGAATCTTCATAGCCATGGACAGATCGACTGACTCACTGGGTGTGAAACGAGCATTGACCTTCGCTACGTCAGAATCAATTTTTTGCTGAAGACGATTTGGGGTTACAGTGATGTATGCAAACGCAACAATGACTGCAATCACAAGAGCTGCCAGGAGCCATTTCTTCGGGATCTTCATTGTTCTTCGGGTAGACAAGAAAAACGGAAGCGTGTTCATCAAGATAAGAGGAGACACAATGGATTTCCCTATCCCCGTTCGATGCTACACATGCAATCTTCCTCTCGCAGGTAAGTGGAAGGAGTTTCTTAGACTTGTTGCCAAATATCGCAAGGCTGATGGGCGGTCGGAGACTGACGATCTAGTATACCTTACGAAGACGACTACTATCACCGCTGAGGGGAGAGCAATGAATGATCTTGGGTTGACGAGAGAGTGTTGCCGGCGCCATCTCTTTACACACCCCGGCGTCTAGTAAACACTCGTTGCAATACAACTTGCGAGATAACTCTGTACAGTCAGGAGTGAAGCAAGGATAGATTTCGGGGATCCGAATTCGAAGTTTTACCCGCTCCATTTCTTTTTTACCTACAAGATAAGAGTAAATGTCGTCTTACAGTGAATACCTTGGACGTATGAAACAGCGAATGGTCACGATCACGGATACACGTCCTCATCGCGACGCAGGACACCAGACTGAAATCGTTCGTCGTCTTGCCGCATCTGGAAATCTGGAAACTCGTGTAGCAAACACTGCTTGTGCTCTTGTTTTGAATGCACCCTCGACAGCCTCTCCGGCTGGTTTTCTGCACGGAGGCGGTCACACTGTGCAGGACGCCCCGATGTATGCAGAATATACTGCGGGACAGGCCGTGGCGCAGTCTGAACGGCGGTCCAATGCAAAGCCCACACAGATCACGAACACGATGCCGTGCCTGTCATCGTCTCAGCTTCCGGAGCTTAACGATAAGCTTGCGGCAAACGCCGAGCTGTCAAAGATCCAGGCTGCTCGTCAGACATACGGCAATGGATATTATAGCAACTGTTGCCAGACGTGCAAGAAGTCCCTGCTTGCTGGACCTTGTAACTGTCGTCTGACGGTAGCGCAGGCAGCGGCCCTGAAGAGCACAATTAACTGGCCTCATACGGCTGATGGTAGCGCTTAAACACCTTTATAGAAAGGTAAGTATGTTGACGGTGTATACCTACAAGATACCCAAACCAGCCGGATGTTTTGACTTATCAATTCTTCCCCTCGATAAGTGGATGGATACTGTGTTAGATATCACTGCACATCAGACAACCGGTGTTCTTTGGTTCGGCTATCTAGATGGGTGGATGTTGACACCACACGAAGAAGTTGTCTTGCGAAAAGCAATCCGTCAGTTTAATTGTATTTTAATTACGCAATTCCCATTTTCACTCTCTCAGGCATGGAAAAACGAAATCGATTGGGTCTACACAATCGAACCCAATGGATCAGCCAACACTCACAACAATGGTCGTCTTATACACGATGGGAGTTCGCCTCAATACCGACACTCTAGTTCAGGATCTCCCACTTACGGATTCGGTCATCAAGATCGAAAAGCAGGGCGTTCTGAAGAGGGGGTCGTCAAAGCGAGACCTCATCAAGCGAAGGGCAAAGACAACTCCGCCTAAGCGCACAACCGGATTTGGACATAATTCAATTACAGTCGTCGTCATGTCTGACGGCAATGGGAAGTTTCCTCGCAAGGAGATTACCGTAAAAATCTTCCAGAACGGCGTGTTTCACATCACGGGCGTTCTTGATGAGTCCTATGACCGAGATGTGACTACGCTGTTGCGCACACACATCTTGGAGCATTGTCCTGGAGCTGTGATTTCTGGAGAATGGACCGATGTTCGCCGTGTGGTTTTGATGAACTACAAGACGAAACTGGTAGATACAAAGAACCTGTCTCGTGATGCGTTATATGCGTCTCTGCGTGGAAAGGGCGTTACAACGGTTTATGAGCCAGCAGTCTACCCTGCTGTGAAGATCTACTTTCCAGAGACCAAGTGGATTGCAAAGGTCTTCCGCACGGGTCAGATTATCTTGACAGGAATGACCACTCACGACGAATGTGCGTCATTAATGACAAAGTTAAAGCCATTGGTTGGAGTATAGATATGCCCCAAACAACTCGTGAATTGACTGAAGAGGAGGTGATCGCCGGATCCCGTGGAATTAATGATCAAGACCTTACCGCTACGCAGATCCAGGCGCATGTTCGCAACATGGATGGGTCCAAGGCAAAGTGGGCTCACTTGAAGGATAACAAGGTGCAATACGAACTGAAGCTTCAAGAGGAGAATAAGATCCTTTATTTCAATTACCCCTCCCTTTTTCAGATGCACGCAGAGGATCGGTTGGATACAACCTTTTTTGAGATGCTTGCACTGAAGCGGAAGATCGAGAAGGGTGAGATCACGCCCGAACAGGCTACCCAGGTGATTGGAACTAAGCTTTCACAGCGCTTTGTTCCAGATCTGGCACCGGCGCAACCCCAGGCATCGACGATGTCGTATGAAGACTACTACAGGCAGACTCGTTAGAGTTCCAGACCTCGTGTGCATCCGTGCTCTTGTAGACCAAAAAGAAGTACTTGTAGAGCTGATCCCATGTGCAGTCTGACATTGCATAGCACTTCATCCGACTCAGCTTCAGTCCATCAAGGATTCCACACAGATCCTCCTTCGACATACTATTCTCCAAGACCAGGAAGTCGTTTTCGGGGTTTTCATAAAGGGTGCGAACATCCTCTATGCATTCCATCAGACACTTGTAGCCTAGAATACAGTACTGCTTCTTGTAGTTAAGATTGATCAGTGCATTGCAGTACTTATTCGTGAAGTTCTCACGCTTCCACATCGGCAGTGTCCACCAATTCTCGGTAGGCTCTTCGAACCCGTTCTTTTCACGCATGACTTCATCCACCTTGAACTCCTTGTAAGCCTGGGGAACAATGTGATGAGGAGTTAGGCGATTGATCTCTGAATTTCGGATCAGTGAAAAGTTGTTCCATCCATCGTTCATATACTGAATATATGCAAGCTTGTGCACGCGAGCCATCTTGGTCTTCACGGCCGTCCTGAGCAAGAGTTCAAGATCATCACAGATCGGGAGGAACTCTGAGTAGTTTCCCATCTCGTTTAGAGTTGAACGACGCCACATACGAGGGTGGTTAGGAACACCCACAATATGTGACAATGTATAGTTGTTGATATTGGGTGTTGAGATCACGTTCACCCACGTTCCATTGTATTTCTGACAGTAGTATCCTGCATATCCAAGGCCAAAGTGATCACCATACGAGTGTGTATTGCCATTCTCATAGAGATGAGCTGTGTCCATATACACAAATCCAACATCAGGATCTTCGTCAAAGACCTTGGTGGCGTCTGCAAGGCAGTCAACTAGAATCTCATCATCATGATCCAGTTCAAGAACATACTTGCCCCTGCACATCGAAGCCGCCTCGTTCTTCACATTTCCAATGTTTCCACTATTCTCTGACCTGCGGTAGAGGCGAATACGAGGATCCTTCTTTGCGAGTGCCCGCAGAAACTCGAAATGCTTATCATCTGGAGAATCATCCACAACCACCCATTCCCAATCCTTCAGAGACTGCGCCTTGAGGCTGTTATACGGGCGATAGAACTTGTTATACGAGTTGTAGCAGGTGGTGAACACCGAAAAGATAGGGCGTGTCAGTTGCTGAGGGAGCAAACAGTTGTGAATGTAGCAATAGTTGACACCGCGATTAAAGGCATCAATGTCCTTGATGTTATCGTAAAAGTGAAGCCACCTCATGCGCATGCGATTCACCAAGTGTCCCATTCGCCCATAGTACTCCGCTTCTGACTTTCCATAGGTCACGATAAGATGATAATTCACATCAAAAAGTTTAAGAACATCCTCTGGATTGGAGGTTGGATTGATCGTGCAGTTAAGTTTCTCTTCATTCACTGCAAGAAACGTGTCAATTGAACTATACTCTTCATCTCGGAAGAAGAGGATATTTGGATATTTCATTATTCTATTCCCTTTCTTTACTGCGTAAGTTCTGTCCGCAATTCCATGAGCATTTTACCTAGAACATTCTTACCTGGCCACTTGGATGGGTCGTTTGCCTTAGATGTATCAGCAGAGGTCCCGATGCCCCAATACTTATCGCGAGCAGACGCCTCACCAATCGGTCGCTTTCCAGTCTCCAAGAGCTTTGTCTTGAGATCCGGATGCTGAATAAACTTAGCCTTGACCGCCATGCGCATAATACCATCCTTGGTCTTGTCCCACTCCTCCTTGACAAAGTCCTTGACCTTCTTGCCAAGCGCCTTCACAGCCTTGGGTGAGGGAGTCTTCAGAATCTTGTCAGCACTGGCTCCATCGCCAAACTGCTTAGCCTTCGCCCACTGAAAGTAGTGCTCCACCGTCGGGAAGGTGATGGAGTCAATCTGAAAGGGAGCCTCGTGCATATTGGAGAGCACGCGCCACTCACCCTTACCCTCGTCAGCTCCAAAGAACAGGACCGGCTCGGCACCTGGCTCAGCCACCTTCTTGATGATCTTCTTCTTGGGCAAGGCCTTTGCTTCAGACGGCTTCTCCTGCTCGGAGCGCTCATCCTTGACCTCGGGCTCAGGAGGGGCAACTGGAAGCGTGACCTCCTGCTTCTCGGTCTCCTTGGCCTTCTTAGGCTTCTTGGACTTCTCAAATGCAAAGCTTCGGTGGAGAAAGCTAAATGCCTGGTGTTCCTGTGTGAGCGTGACGCTGTTCTGATCGGAATAGTGATCAGCAAACATCGTGCTTCCAATCAGATCATATCCAGCCTCCTTGAGAACAGCCGTCATCTTCTCAAACGGCACCAGATACTCCTTCTGCGGTTGCTCAAAGCTCTCCAGCTTGACCGAGATTGCCTGGCCGAACTCCTCTGTCCATCCAGTTCCATCATCATACTCCTTGACAAACTCGCCAAAGATCTGACGGCCCGCGCGGAACATGTGGCTCTTCTTACCCAGCATCAGAGCGTAGACTGCTGCACCATCCAAGCATGTGCCGAAGAACATGCCCTTTCCGTGGTTCTCCAGGTTGGACACGAAGACCTTGAACGTCTCCTCGGACTCGCATGCATAGTGGATCGCCATCTGGCAGGAGATCACGTCAAACTCCGTATGCCCTGCGAACTTGGACAGATAGGGTGTAGGAGCCGGCTCAGTTCCTGTGACGATATTTGCATACTTGTTATCGCCCTCGAACAAGGGCTTGGTCATGTCGCCATTGATGAAGAGCACTGGAGGCAGATACTCATTCGGGTGATTCATCTTCTCCTTCAGATAGCGGACACACGCTCCCTGGCGGGGCGAGAGCAGACAGGCTGACGATGAATCAATACCCACAACCAGCGACGGCTTGGTCCTCTTCCACTTCAACAGATCACCTGCACGCCCCACTGCAAGCTCCAGCAAGGAGTCGCCAGACTTGATTGCAGACCGATACAGGCTGTCCTTGATCCTGTTGTGGAATCCATAGACATCCTTGAGAATTCGGTCTCGCGCATCCAGGTTGTCACGGTAATACAGGTCATCCTCAAAGGTTGAGTCTGGCGGACTTGTAACCACATCGCGGATCATCTCCTCCGTGATCGGCACGTGGATATTCGTCCAGATGGAATCGGCAACCGAGATGTCATTACCGAACTGCGGGCGACCCAGAACACGATACTGATGCGTCTTGTCGTAGCGGGTCCGCATGATGTTCCAGCGACCCTTGTCCGTGTCGTAGGAGCACTCAATGATCGTGTTGTCTTCCACGCGATTTCCTTCCTGATCGACTGGAACACCCTTGTCATTCAAAGGGAGTGAGACGATATGTGCCTCAGGAGCCTTGGGAACCATGGGCTGAAATGGAGACGGAACACGATCCTGTCCGCGATGCTCCGGAGGAATCTCGGGAGGCGTATACTCACCCGTCATCGTCTCACAGGGATACACGATATCGCCCGGGGTCCGTGAGATATACAGGGTTCCCTTGACCACACGCGTCTCCAGAACAGTATCAAAGCTCTCGCCAGGCTTGAACTTAACCAGGAAGTCAATGCTGTTGTGACTTGCAGGCTTCCACTTGTAGAGGTTCAGCCATGTGCGCCCCTTGCGCTCCTTCTCAGGGGCCACCGGTGAGGACTTTGGTGTAAAGATAAGACCGTCCGTTGGATACTCAAAGGCCGTATCCAGAATCTTACGGATTGCCTCTTGCATCGCAGGGCCATCACCTGCAAGGAACATCTTGGTCACCACGCGCAGTGGCTTGTTGGACGGGAGAGATGTGAACTCCGTGGAGATCTGAGTGACAAAGTCACGAGCGCATGCAAGACGAGACGGTCCATCAGCCATCAGGGGCAAACGACGAACGTCCTTATTGCGGAACCAGTAGACATCAAAGATGCAGAACATGTTGCGATCTGCAAGATACTCACCGTCAATGATATTGCCAATATGAATGTCATTCGTAGCCGTCAGCCCGGTCCAGGTGACCACAGAACTCGGTGTGATGCGAAGGACTCGCTTGTCTCGCATGACGACCAGGAAACAGCGCTCGCCGTCAGCCTTATTTGTGACCGTGTAGCCAGTCAGAATATTGTTGGAGCGATCAACCTGAAGGTGACGGCGCTCCAGAGTCACGGGGTTAATGAAGGGCGTCCGTGTCATCTCAAACTCCATCGCATAGCGCTTGGAATCAGCATTGGACAGAAGGAACTGTGACCCCTGAAATGCTGACAGAACCGGAGCCACGTGCTTGAGCATGGACTCGACGATCACATCAGCTGACTTGGTGCGGTCGAGGACTTCCAGCTCCAACTCATAGCTAGGAGTCTGCTTGAGGATCTCGGCAAAAGTCTTGGTCTGCTTGGTCTTGGACTTGCTCTGCGAGAAGTCATATCGCACAACACCGTCCAGACTTGTCCATGACTTGCGATGCAATATACGGACGTGAGAGGCTGCGTCCATGGGGGCTCCTGAGAAGTCCTTGCGAAGGTGCTCCTCGTGGCGGAGGGTGAAGCGGACTGAAGCGTCAGGAAGGTCAATCATATCAGACTTTCCTGAGATAGCCGTGACGACCTCAAAGTATCGACGCTTGCGCTCAACTTCTAGGGGAACGCCTCGGAAACTTCCGGTTGTGCAGACCTTGTGAATGTTCTCGGCTCCAACAACGACTACGCGAAGTCCGTCGGAATATGAGAAGGTAGCCCGATGCTCCTCCACTGGAGCACCTCGGGAATACAGCTGAATTGTAGAGACGATGCGATCAGCAACGTCCTTGGTGTGAATTTGGTTCGGAAGAATTTTGCACTCGAGTTCTGCGTGGGTGTCCTTCTTAACGAGCGAAGCAAACTCCTTGAGGTTGTTTCGTGCGGTAGAAGGGAGAAGGGACTCCATTGCCTTATCTTTAGTCGTGAAGGATTTACATCCATTTTAACTCCTACGTTCGTAGGTCTTTCGTTCGAGTGCATCGGCCTCCATCATCTTGTGTTGGTCAAGATAAAAAGCAATCATCTTTTCGATCTCGAGTATGCACTCATCGGGAAGAACATCCGACGAAACGAGAACGCCTGTCTGTGTTTTTGTGAACGATTCTGTATACTTTTTGATAATTCCAAAGACCTGAGCATGTTCATTTGCATCAAGGAGCTCCAGCCGTTCCTTCACTTTTTCCTTCCGGCTTCGGTTCATTTGTAGATGGAGCAACAGTACGAACCATCTTCTTCCTCCGCGCCTCAGTAGATGTCTTTGTCTTTTCTACTGCAACAGTCACCGTGCGCTTCTCTGAATCACCCGTGCCAACCGGTGCTGCAATGACCTGCTGTGCCTCGGGTTCAGCCTCCTCTTTCTGTACCGCCGGGCGAATGACCTCCAACAGCTTTCCGAGAACGACAATGGTCTCATCCCCTTGCTGAAATCGGCTTCCGACCACCTCAAACTCGATCGTCTGTCCCACGTCAACCTCATCAAAGTCAGAGTTTCCGATATGAAGGTCGCGAGGCAGTAGGATCTTGATTGGATCTGTCTCGGCGTGCAGACCGATCTTGCTCTTGAGGGTCACGGGTGCCCTGAACTTCTGCCCGGAGTGAGGAAGGCATAAATCAGCTTGGAAACGGACGCTATAGTCCAGACCACCCTTGAGGATGTTTGTGCGACCAAAGGAATGCTCAGTGATCGTGATACTGCGAGGCTGAACATATCCCTCAGGAAGGCAGATGCCCTCATACTTGTGACGCAATTGGGCTACAAGGCTTGCATGAATATTACGTTGAAGGAATCGGGCATCAATGTGAACAGAACGATTCAGTTCGCGACGTTCATAGAGTGCGTCCATTATGCCTTCTTGGTTCTAGAGTGGATACTTTTCGTTTTACAGCAACGCTTCGGAAAGAAGGGGCACTTCTGTTAGCGGAACTGATAGTTCAAGAAGGTTGACTCGATTTTCAGCCCGCTGTTCGGCCGTAAATCTGTGATGATAACTAATCCCACGTTCATAATCAGAATCTGGTATTTTTGATGTAATCTGAAGACCACGTTCAAGAATCTTTGCATTCCAAGGATACACACCAAGCCAAAGAATATAGGCCGGTGGTATTTCAAATGGTTCTAATGTGATCTCATGACGACCTAGTGAGTAGCATCCATGATAATGAGAATGCAGTGTTCGCCACTTTCGGATTTTTGTTTCAACACATTCAATTCCACCAAATAATTCGCGGAGTGTCGTAGGTTCTTGGACATCCTTCCGTGAGAATGCAACGAGGGATTGAAGCGGATAGGATTTGTTTGTTTCATCGGCTAGATACTCTCGAATTGGTTTAGAGCTTACAAGAAACTCTGTTGTGTTTAGGACTATCTTGTATCCCGACAGTTTCATCTCAGCATGCATGAACAGCACATCATTCTCATATGCATCAAACTTTTCAAGGCGTTTGGATGGATGAGAGTCGATCGCCTTTCGGATTTCCCATGTAGGACACATCTCTCGGACGATGTCCATCGATCGATCTGTGCATCCCCAGTCAAATACAATTCCATGGTCAAATATCGTTCGGTGATGTTCAAGCCAGAAGGGCATTAGGTATTCTTCATTGTATACATTTGTTAATACCGTGATCTGGACCATTATTTAGTCTTTCATGAACTTCTTAAGTGTCTTTTTAACGTCATCTGTGTCAAGGACCTTGATTTCTTCAGGTGTATACCAGGCACAGTTATGCTGTTCACGAGCAAGAAGCTCTGCATAGGCGCAAAAAGGTGCTCCCTTCAGGGCTCCTGGAACACCTACCTTATTGACATCTAAGAACTTGGAGATTCCCTTCATACGGTTCACCGGATTCTTACCTGTTCCGCAAACAACTGGCTTATTGCTGTTTCGGATGGGCGTTTCATCTTCATCTTCGATCGTAGGAGTCAATGTCAGAATTCCATTTGGAGAGACAGAAGCAACAATCTTTGCCTTGTCAGCAACAAATCGGTCAATCAGTGCCTTCTTCCATTCCTTGTATTTGGTCAGATCCTCTCCAACAAGATCCAGTTCCTCACCTGTCACCACAATCTCCGTATCGGGAATTCGGAGACGATCGGCAAACGGCAGTTCAGGGTTCGTGGCTAAGTATGCCTTCTTTTCAGCTGGCGTAAACTCGTGATCAAAAATGAAGCCATTCTTGACCGCTTCTGAAAAGCGGGTCCCAGAATCGCCAGGAAACTTGTAAGCGTTGCGCTTGACATCCAGGATATCGGCTTGAAGAGCAGGTGCCTCTTCGGCTGGAGGCGGGGCATCTGGGAGCGGAATTTCAACTGGTTTGCTCGGTTTAGTTGTCCTTTCAATCACCGTGCTGTTGGGAACATCAATAGGAGCCAAGGCATACAAATCACCCTTTGACTCGAGCAGACTAGGACGTCCAAACGAATCCACAAATCGGAAGGAACTTGCAATCGCCTGTTGCAAGGTGTAGATGACCACATCGCGACTAAAGGGTCTTAGGACGGAGAACAACTGTTCACGATCCCAGATGGATTTGTCAATGAAGAGCTTTCCAAGTTTGGTTAAAATCTCATCACGTGAATCCAAATAGCTTGAGAGAGGTCGCACGTGATCCGGATCGGCTACACTTTCCGTCACCTTACACTGTTCGATATCAGGTGCCTCGTCAAATGTAGGAGCCAACATTCCCTTCAGACGGTAACCAACCTCTTCACGACCCTCGTCGCGGATCTGAGGGACAACCAACTCTCGCCAATCAGCTGGCAAGGAAACCTGCATCGGGCAATCCATTGCTGACTCAGCCAATACCTTGCGGACCTTTGCAATGCGCATGCCCTTTGCCTCCACCTTTGTGCGATAAGTGTATTCATCAAATGCCTCACGCTTCTCCTCAGCGCGAATGATGTGGAGATAGACTGTGCAGTTCTGCTCCTTAGGAATCAAGTCTTGGTGACTGCATGTGCGCAGGGCACGGCCTACGACCTGCTCAATACGGCTCATGTTCCACCAAGGATCCAGGATATGGACCTGACGGATGAAGCGGAAATCAATACCCTCTGCAGCCAACGGGCTCGTGACCACAACCTTGATATTCTTGCCTGTTACGTTTGCACGGTTCTTGACGGCTGACAACATGGTAGAGATCTCAGCATCTGAAGCATTAGAGGACAGCATGATATATTTGCCTTTCGAAGGACCTTCATAGCTAGAGTCGATAAGAAGTGGGTCGCCCTTATACGGCGTATATCCGTGTTCCTCAAGCGCCAGGACAAATGGTAAGGCTCCACGTTCAACATAGTTCGAATACACTAAGCAGACACCTCCTGAACTCTCAATTGAGTTCAAGACCGTGACAAACTTCGCCGCATACTCGGGCAGTTTCTCGGGGGTCAAGAACGGCTCTCCGATATACGAATACTGATTCTTCGTCTGCTTGAAGGTCTCCTTGAATCGCTTGTCGTCCGGAAACACCGAGATGGTTGGAATGATCATTGCCTGACGCTTGCTATCATCATCTTCACGCTTGGAAGTGGTCAGAATCTTCTTTTGATATCCCTTTGCCTCGGAGGCTACAAGCGACAGATACTTGATACGATCCTTGTCGGGAATGTCAGGGCCGTTGAATCCCTTTGTCATCTCCGTATTTGAAGAGATCACAGGCGGGGGAAGACGAAACGGAAAGGTGAAAGGACTCTCACCCTTCACATACGAAACGTAGTCCTGGCACCACTGGCGAAATTTGATCTCCGATTCACCACCCTTGAGTTCAGCTTCGTTCGTAAAGAACTCAGATGCTTTCAGGGTTGTCTTGAAAGGCTGTTTACGCTCGTTCCACAAGAACAGGTTCATGTAATACATGATTTCGTCAAAGCTGTCGAACATAGGGGTGGCGGTCAGTAGAACTAACACAAGACCGTCGGCTACCTTTACAAGTTGTTCCAGTCCCGAGGCAATCTGCGTCTCCTCGGAACGGATGTTGTGAGCCTCGTCGATGATCAGTAGGCGATTATCAAAGTTCTCGTGCACCCACGCGGTATCAATGTCCTTCTCGGTTCCCGTCAGCTTTTCAAGAAGCCTGTTTCCGAAGGATGTGTAGGCCGAGAACTCATAGAACTCCTTGATGATGCGGTCAGCCGTGTTTTCCAGGCGACTCGTGACCTCGGGATTTGCCCAGTTCTTTGGCTCAGACTCAATGCGCAAGAGCATGTCCAGATACCGACGACCCGTGCATTGCTTAGAACTCAAAGTGTCGCTCGCCTTGTCCAGATTTACACGGGACATGTCAAAGATCTGCGTCCGAAAGTTCTCCTGAACAGCCCGCGATGCCACGACCATCACCTTCTTGTCCTGGAACTCGGGGCGGATAATGTATTCCTCAGCCACTTGAATTGCAGAGCAGGTCTTGCCTACGCCTGTTCCGTGAACCATCAATAGATTCCGAGTTGGAGAATCGGGAGACAGAACCCTGCGTAAAAACTTCTGCTGAGGCTGAAGGGAAAACGAAGCCGTGCAGGATTGATTGCGAATTGTGTTCAAGGCATCTAGACTTGCCGGTGGAAGTGATTTTGTAGTGATCTCTGCCAACTCTGCGTGTGTCAAGTTGACCATTACTTTGTTTCCTTATTATTTACTAAAGATGCCTTCCTCACCTCCCGGACCTCCTTCGCCCGATGCCAACACTGGACCCGCCAACAAGCCTGCATCTGACAATACCGACACTGCAAAGGCTGCAGGTGTGGTTAGTATCGTTGCAGGTGTCTTTGGATTTCTATTCATGGTGATTTGGCACTATGGCGCTGCCAGCCTGTCGTATGCGAAGTACGGGTCGATCGGTTGGGCGATCCTGGACTTCTTCTTTGCAACCTTTTACTACCCTTATTATGCGCTGGTTCTGAACACACCTACTCCGACTATGATGGGTGGTCGCCGTCGTATGAAGCTTTGGTGATTTGTTTGTGAGAAGTAAGTAATGGAAAGCCGTAAAAGAAGTAGATCAACATCTGAATCTACAAGGCAGAAGAAAGTAACAATTAAAATAGTTGAAGATGATCAGAGCGAGGATAGTGATCAGAGTGTTATTGATCCCGGGGCTGATGCGTTAACAAGTATTTTTATATTGAAACCAACCGCTCTTGCTAGGTTGGTTTTTCCGCCCGAAGTGCTTAAAAAATGGCAAGAGTCGGGAACTGGAAAACACAGCGACGGTTCAAAAAGACTTTTGAAGATCCGAGATATATGGGAATTAACATCTGCACCAATCCAATGTAATAACACAATTAACCCTGCCACAAATGAACAACCCTGCTGGATTTGTGGAGAAGGAATACCAAATAAAGCAAAAAAAATAGCGGCTGGACTTGCAGCACAATGTGAACACATTCTACCAATTGCTCAGGGCGTTATGTTATGGAGTTTATACGGTCCATGTGATAAGACCAAATGTGTTGCAGATGCCGAGTATAAGAACTATCTTAAAATGGAGTATGATTGGGCACATACGGTTTGTAATCAGGTAAAGAGCTCAATGATTTTACTCTCACTATCTGCTGATAGAAAAGGAGTTGAGGTAGACAAGTCAAAAATTGATACCTTACTTGAATCAATCTATAATTCAACACGGAAGGACAGCGCTGCGCTAAGAGTTATTTTGAAAAAGAAGTATAAAACTCCAGCTGACTTCATTAAAGCCCGTTCTGATCAGATGAAAGTCAACAAACTCCAACCGATTGTAAATTTTCTTAATGCAAAGTTTAAAGAATTTGGTGATAAAATGATCAGTTTAACAGCCTATGCTGCTGCAGTCGGCAGGATTGATCCTTCTCTAGACAAAATATGGAATGAATACAACATTCACACTCCTGAAGATATCTCAAATTTAATAGATCGTGAAAGTCCAATTGTTATCCCATTTGGTCCCGAGGAACAAGCTAGAGCCAGCCCAGATGAAGACTTTACCTACGAGTTAACTGATGAAGATAAAGAAGCGGCTAATATACTCGCTTCGTTTAAGAAGTTCAAAGGAGGCCGTCGTCGTCGCACCTATCGTCGCACGCGCCGTCTTACAAATGATTTCTTACAATCGGTGCGTCACCAGTCCATCAAGATGTCCTCCAAGCGACACTCGCTCTCAGGCAAGCCGTTCAAGCGCTGATTGACCTCCTGAAGTGTCGTATCCTCGGGATCCTCATCCTGACCGTCGGGCAGTCGGGTCTCGTCCACCAAGATGTCCACGAAGCCTGTTCCACAGGGAGGCTTCTGGCCGAACATGATATTTGCCGACACACCGCGCATCGTATCAAACTCTGCACCCATTGCCGCATTAAACATGTTCTTGCTGGTCTCCTCAAATGAGGATCGAGCCAGAACACCCGTCTCGTTCTTGTTCATGCCGAAGCGGTTGACCGCCACAATACGACCGGAGAACGTCATGCTGTCCACAAGCACAGACAAGTGATGGTAGTTCACCTTCTCTGACACGAAGACCTCTGAAAACTCCTCAAAGATCGCCAGACGTGCTGTCTCAATACCAAAGACATCATTGATCTCGTGAATGTCGTTTGAGAACGTGCGGGTCCCGTCGGCTCCCGGGAAGGTCATGAGCTGATACAAGTTGGTTCCGTCCACATCCAGAACATACTGCTCCTTCTGCGAATAGCCAGCCACCTTCTCATCGTAGATCATCTCATTCTTCACCTTGCGCAAGTGAACACCGCCAACGCCATCCACGCCCGTCAGCACGATGTCCAAGACCTTCTCCTCCAGGAAACGAAGCTGAGTCGGGTTCTTGATCGTGTTTGCGTCGAAGGTCATACGCAGAATGATCTTGGTGGCAGTTGCATCCGAATGCATGCACTCCAGGATCTTCAGACCCGCATTGCGGACCTTTGCAACGACCTCAGGCAGATCCAGAATATCACGGGCTGCCATCTCCAGATCGTTCAGCTCAAGACGCATGATCCAAGGGGATGCACAAGAGGCCTCATTTGCGATTGAGAACTCTTCGTAGAGCGCCAGGATTACAGCGTCATCTTCCACAGCAGTGTTTGCCGAGTCCGGATCATAGTAGATTCGCACGGATTTGGTGATGTCGCGCAGGGTTGTGCGCTGAATCTCCTTCATCTTGGAAACCGTATTGTCTTGGTTTGCAGAGATCTCGGGGAGGAGATAGACTGTATTACCCGGCTTCTTCGGATTAGCCGATGCACTCAGCAACTCCTCAATACGCGGAACACCTGAGGTAGCGTTCGCCTTCACTGTTCCTGCCGAGTGGAAGGTGTTCAGTGTCAGCTGTGTCGTGGGCTCACCAATAGATTGGGCTGCCAGGGCTCCAACCATCTCTCCCGAATGTGCCTGACTCTTGATGTACCGGTAGCGGATGTCGCGCATGAGCTCATCAAAGAGCGCCACACTCAGACGGTGCACCACGATGGACTTCTTGGGAGCCAGGTAGTATCGGAGCAGGGCGTGAAACACCCTGCTATACGGAAACTCCTTCATAAACCGACCCAGTCCCGCGACCACCAGCGCAGGCGTCAGATCTGTCTTAGTCGAATACGGGTTCTCATACTTGGTAATCAGACGCTTGAGGTTGACCGGGGCAAGGACTGTATCATTCTTGCGATAGCGGAACACAGACCGGACCAGCATCTCACGATCAGCCGTGATCTCCTCAACCATGTCCGGGCAGTCCTCTACTGAGTCCTTCAAGAATGGGTTGACATCCTCAGGGGTCAGTGCATACTCCTTGTAGATGTTCTCCAATGTCATCAAGGCAAGATTGCACGTCTGCGACTCAACAGACACTGTATCAGCACCGTCCTCTCCATACACGAACTGAATCACTGAACCCGTCACATTGCGCACGGTGCCGTCATGCTCCACGTGCTGATCCTCCATGGACTTCATCAGACGACGCTGAATGTAGCCTGTATCTGATGTCTTAACGGCCGTATCAATCAGACCCTCACGACCTGCCTGAGCGTGGTAGAAGAACTCTGCGGGCATCAGACCATCCACGAAGGAGTGCTGAACAAAGCCACGAGACTCCACGCCATCGTCGTAGCGGGCGAAGTGAGGCAGAGTGCGGTCCTGCAGGGTATACTGGACACGGCGACCCTCAATCAGCTGTTGTCCCAGAAGGGCAACCATCTGGGTAATGTTGTGCTCACCTCCCTTGGATCCTGAGTCAACCATCTGAACAATACGGTTGTCCTTGGACAGGGACTCAATCACCTTGGTGTTGATGTTCGCCGCAACGTCCTTCAAGGCCGAAGAGATCTTGTCCTCTAGATCCTCGCCGTCCGAGAGACCTGAAATGTTGATGAACTGACCTGCATGCATGTCTGACAGGATCTTTGCCACACGGTCACGACCTGTCTTGAGCTGATCGGCAACGAAGTCAAGTGTGGTCTGGTTTGCAATCAGATCTGACGTGCCCACCGAGAAGCCAGTATAGAGGTTATACTGGGTCACAATCGACTGAATGTCATTGATCAGCTGACCGCATCGCTCGGGGCCAAAGTCAGCATAGACAACGTGGAGCAGACCACCTACTGCACCCTTCTGCAAGATATCACCCTCATTCAGCTGACCATTCTTCAGCGTGATCTTGCCCTTGTGGTTCATCATTGGGAACGCGGTGGAGATAAGCTCAGCTCCTGTCCAAGGGCGATTCTTGCGAGAGAAGGGAAGCTTGATCCGTGCCAGGATGTTCATCGCGATTGGCTCAGGAACCTTGACGTTCGGCTGACTGATGCGGTAGGCACCTGTCATCGTGTCCTGGAAGAGCTGGATGATCGGACTGTTAGTTCGGGGACTGATGATGTTACGCAGAACACTTGCAATGTAGCGGAGCTCTGTAGCCGATGCAATGCTCTGAGGCACGTGCATGTTCATCTCGTCACCATCAAAATCAGCATTATAGGGACGGGTAGCTGAAACGTTCAGACGGAACGTGCTATACGGCAAGACCACGACACGATGCGCCATCATGGAGGCCTTGTGAAGAGACGGCTGACGATTGAAGAGCACAATGTCGCCGTTGATCAGATGACGGTGAACCACGTCGCCCTCCCGAATATCGATCGTATCGGGATTCACATATCGCAAGCTCAGTGTGCGGTCATCTACCTTGAGATACACCGACTTGGCTCCCGGATGCTTGTCCGGACCATTCTTGATGTATCCCATCAGACGATCGCGGTTGTAGGGACTGACAATCTCAGGGAAGGTCAGATTCACGGCAATCTCCTCTGGAACACCAAGCTCATCCAGCTCAATATTAGCATCCGGTGTGATAACCGAACGTGCAGAGAAGTCCACACGCTTTCCCATCAGGTTACCACGCACACGGCCCGTCTTGGCCCCAAAGCGAGACTTCAGAGTGCGCAAGGGACGACCCGAACGCTGTGCAGACGGCTCCAGGCCCTTGATGTCATTGTCAACGTAGGTAGCCACGTTATACTGGAGAGCAGCCGTATACTTATCCAAGGTCACCGCCGACTCCTGCTTGTCGATCTTGTCGCGCAGGCTGTCATTTGAGCGAATGATGGTAATGAGCTGGTGCGTCAAGTCATCCTCCATCCGCTGGTTGTCGTCCATGACAACCGATGGGCGGACCGTCAGAGGCGGAACGGCAAGAACTGTGCAGATCATCCACTCAGGACGAGCAAACTCCGGGTTCAGACCGATCGCCTTGCAGTCCTCATTTGTCATACGCTGGAAGGCGCGCAGGATCATCTCAACCTGAAGAGTGACCGGTTCAGGCTGGTTCTCGGTGTCGCCACTATAGATATGACCCTCCAACGTTGCAGCCTTTCCCAACACCTTAGCTACCTTCTTGAAGGCAGGTGTGTCACAATGCTGACATGTGAAGATCTCCTTCGGCTTCGGAGTTGGGCGCAAATCACGAACCTCCTTAAACCGAGCAAGTCCAGATGACTTCAGGGCCTCGAGATCGTCGGTGGCTGCAAGGGGCTTTGAGCAGTTGAGACAGATCACATTTGCGAGCTTCTCAATCATATCAAAGAACTGATAGAGATACACCGGTCGGGCAAGACGGATGTGGCCAAAGTGACCTGGACAGAACTGGTTAGTCTGCTTGCACGTAGGGCAGACCTTACCGTTCTCAATAACACCGAATCGTGCATCAAACACGCCATTCGGGATAGGCTGATTACCCTGGTAGGTCTTATCAGTTGTCACTTCAACAACTGAACGCTTAAGAAGATCATCTGGGTTTGCGATTCCAAATTGAACACCAACAATTGTATCGCCCATGTTTACTACCTCTTATCCTTCCCTTTAGATTATTCCGTTTTGATCTTAGACTCGCCATGTTGTTCCACTAGACAATTCGCGTCCTTCGAAATCAGTAGCACCATTCACGTTCTTTGTGTAATAGTAGAATGCGATTGATTGGCGACACATTCCATCTGGAACAGATAGCGCAACAGGATGACCATGCCAGCTCTTTGAAGTGGTATTAAAAATAACACATCGATTAAGAATCGGAGATACAGAATGCTTGTATCCAATATTCAGATGTCCATTGTATTCCTCCTTCCAATCGGGATTCATGTAGATCAAGAGATTAAGACGACGCTCCAGTTTTCCATGCGTTG